CCAGAAGACATTATTAGTTTTTAAGGGGTAAACATGGCAGAAGAAAAGAAGGAAAAAGCTTACGAGCCGGATGATGGCACCGTTGATATAGACGTTGGCAGTAACGAAGAGGAGCAAGAGGTCGAAGTATCGGTTTCTGGTGTGTCTTCAGAGGAGCCGGAGGAAAGTGAAGAAAGTGAAGAAAGTGAAGACGGTGATGAACATCAGCAATACACCGCTGGTGTCCAAAAGCGCATAGATCGCTTGACTAAAAAGATGCGCGAAGCTGAAAGGCAGCGAGAAGAGGCTTTAAGCTACGCTAAGTCTATTCAAAGTGAGTCCGAAACTTTAAAAAAACGGGTAGAGTCTTTAGATAAAGGCTACATGACTGAATATGGGTCTCGTTTAACCATTGAAGAAAAACAAGTTGAAGACGAGCTTAGGGCCGCGATAGATCGTGCAGACACCGAAGGCACTGTGACGGCACAGCGTAAGTTAAGTCAATTAGCCGTAGCTAAAGACCGTTACGAAACAGCCAAGCAACAGCAGGAGCGTCAGGCGCAAGAGCAGGCAGCATATCAGCAGCAAGCTCCGCAAGCTGCCCCGCAAGCTGCCCCGCAGCAACGCCCTGACCCAAAAGCAGAAAACTGGGCCTCTAAAAACGATTGGTTTGGGACGGACGAGGCTATGACGTTCGCGGCGTTTGGCCTACATAAAAGGCTTGTTGAAGATGAAGGGTTTGACCCCAAAAGCGATGAGTATTATAGTGAGCTAGATGATCGAATACGGACCGAGTTTCCGCATAAATTCTCAGAAAGTCCTAGCAAACGTCCCGTCCAGAACGTTGCAGGCAGCTCTCGCTCAACGACGGGCTCTAAATCAGGACGCAACACCCGGAAAAAACTCACGCCCAGCCAGGTTGCAATAGCAAAGAAATTGGGTGTGCCGCTAGAAGAATACGCGAAATATGTCAAATAGGAGATGACTATGGCCACAAAAAAGAAAGTAGGTTTTGAGGGCGTAGATCGATCTTCTCGCGCTAAGGACACTAGGGAGAAGGAGCAACGGCGTAAGCCTTGGGCTCCCCCGTCCATGCTCGAAGCACCGCCTGCACCCGAAGGGTACAAGCACCGATGGATTAGGGCAGAAGTTCGCGGTTTTGATGACCGTAAGAACATTTCTGCTCGTTTGAGAGAAGGGTATGCGCTTGTGAGAGCAGACGAATACCCGGATTTTGAGGCTCCGGTGGTTGAATCAGGTAAATTTGAAGGTGTGTTTGGAGTTGGTGGATTGGTTCTCGCTCGTATACCGTTAGAAACGGTGCAGGAAAGAAGTCAATACTTTAAAGGAAAGAGTAAAGACCTTTTAGATGCCGTTGATCACGATATGATGCGAGAAAATGCTCATGAAAGCATGGCGATCAATAAACCTGATCGTCAATCTCGTGTAACTTTTGGTGGCCCACGAAAAGAGTAGGTCACCCCAATAAGGAGATGTTCCTATGGCAAATCAAGAAACTGCCTACGGTATGCGTCCTGTTGGGATAGTTGGTGCAGGTGTAAACTCTACCGGTGTAACCGAGTATGAGATTGCCTCCAACAACACAAATGTCATTTATCGATACGAAATCGTTGTCCCTTTGGCAGCGGGCGTAATTGATCAAGCTGGTGACACCGCTGGTGGCACCACGCAGGCACTTGGAGTCCTAATGGGCGTTCAGTATCATGATTCGGTTCAAAAGAAGCCGGTTTGGTTGGACTATTGGCCTGGTAGCGGAAGCGTTAGCGTGGATACAAATTATCCTGTTAAAGCTTTTGTTGCAGACAATCCAAATCAGATTTTTCAGGTTGCAAGCGATGCAAGTCTCACTGACCGTGCGACTGCGTTGGCTACAGTCTTTTCAAATACTGATTTGGGCACGTCAGCTCGTTCAGGTAGCACAAACACTGGTCGTTCCAGTGCGGCTGCCAGCGTAGCTAACGTTGCTGTGACTGCGACATTACCGCTGCGTATTGTTGGGATTGCGGACAATGAAGCAAACAGTGACTATACCGCTGCTGGTATACCTCTGTTGGTTCGTTTGAACGCGCATTTTAACGCTGGAACCCGCAGGTTTGATTCTCAAACCACTGCGGATTCTACCGGCATTTAAGGGGGTTTAACTAATGGCTATTTCTCGCGCACAATTAGCGAAAGAGCTAGAACCCGGCCTAAATGCCTTGTTCGGGCTCGAATACGACCGATACGACAACGAGCATGCTGAGATTTTCGAAACCGAAAGCTCAGATCGTGCATTCGAAGAAGAGGTGATGTTATCTGGTTTTGGCACTGCGCCAGTTAAATCAGAAGGTGGATCAATCTCGTTTGACGACGCGCAGGAAACTTACACTGCTCGTTACACTCACGAGACAATTGCTCTGGCTTTTAGCATCACGGAAGAAGCGGTAGAGGACAACCTGTACGATAGGCTGGCTGCTCGATATACCCGTGCCTTGGCACGGTCTATGTCTCAGACCAAGCAAATCAAGGCTGCTTCTGTCCTGAACAATGCTTTTGACACTGCTTACCCGGTAGGCGATGGCGCTGCGCTTTGTTCATCAACTCACCCTTCTTTGAGCGGAAACCAGCGTAACCAGCTTGCTGTGGCAGCGGACCTCAATGAGACTTCGCTTGAGCAGATGCTGATTGATATTGCTGGTTTGACTGACGAACGTGGTCTGAAGATCGCTGTACGTGGCATGAAGTTAATTATTCCTAAAGAACTGCAATTTATTGCAGAGCGAGTAATTAACTCTAATCTGCGTTCTGGCACTGCGGACAACGATCTAAACGCCATGAAGTCTATGGGGATGCTCCCTGACGGTGCGGTGGTTAACCACTTTCTCACCGACACAGATGCTTTCTTCATTAAAACAGACGCTCCTAACGGTTTTAAGCTGTTCGAGCGTACTGCCATTAAGACTGGCATGGAAGGCGATTTTGATACTGGAAACATGCGCTTCAAGGCCCGTGAGCGATACAGCTTCGGCGTCTCTGATTGGAGAGCGGTTTTCGGAACCGATGGCGCTTAATCACCTAAATGGTGTGAGAAAAGGGGTGGCTTGTGCCGCCCCTTTTTTTATCGTATCGTACACAAATTCCTGACAGTCACATCCCGTGACTGACACTAGCCTCGACAGGAGTAACACATGGCTACTACTACTTTTTCTGGCCCTATTAAGACCGGAACCATCAAAGACACCACTGGCACAACTGTTGGCACTAACGTAGCCAATGTAGGTTCTGTTGTGATGGCCCAATCCGCTATACCAAATATCACAGGCGCAAGCCAACTCAATCAAAGGATGGCAATAGTGCCTGCCAATTCTCAAATTGTTGATGTAATTGTAAACGTCACTACCGTTGGAGATGACACTGGAGCGGCTACTATCTCAGTTGGAACTGCGGCTGATCCAGATGCTTTCTTAGCGACTGTAAACACCAAGGCTCTTGGCACTACTCACGGAACGCTAGACGCAGAAGCTACTAACGTCGGCACTACTGATTTAGAGGTTTTGGCTGATTTCACGGGAGCTACTGGCGACGGCACAACAGGCGTTGCAACAGTTACGGTTATGTATATTCAGAACAACAACCTGTCTTAATAGGAGCTAAACATGGCCGGATCAGATGTTAAAACTAAACGGCTGACCGCCGTTGGCTCTGCTGCTGTTGGTCCCGCTCGTATACGTCAAATACAAGTGTTGACCGACGATGTTGGTGCTGGTCGCCTCACTATTACTGATGGTAATGGTGGGGCTACCGCCCTTGACATTGATTTTAAGCAGAACGACTCGCATTCAATAAACATACCCGATGAGGGTATTCGCGTGTCTGACATATATGTCTCAGTAGAGACGAATATTACGGCGATAACTGTCTTCTATAGTTGATAACTATGGCGGAAAAAAAGAAAAAGGGGTCGATGAAAGGCTACACCGTCAAAAGCGGTGATAAACGACCCACTAAGAAAGGTGCAGGAATGACCAAAAAGGGGGTTGCGAAATACCGCAAGGAAAACCCTGGTTCTAAACTGCAAACCGCCGTAACCGGAAAAGTTAAGAAAGGTAGTAAAGCCGCAAAACGACGTAAGTCGTTTTGTGCGCGTTCTGCTGGACAGATGAAAAAATTTCCAAAAGCGGCTAAGAACCCTAATTCCAGGTTGCGCCAAGCTAGGAAACGGTGGAAGTGTTAAAAGTGGTAGAAGTTACTATACACGATGTTGATAAGCGGTTAAGCAATGTTGAAATAACGTTAAATCGTTTAGAAAACAATCATTTAGCGCATGTGGAGAAAAAGATCGACAAACTGGATAATCGTTTGTGGATGCTCTTATCCGTTGTTTGTGTTGAGGCAATTGGGATAATAGGGATTTTATTGAAATGAGTCGCGTAAGAACTGGGACAGTCGTGCCTGCTTCTAAGTGCGGCGTCATTAAGATGGCTAAAGGTGGAGAAGCAAAAAAGAAAAAGGGTAACAAAATATGCCCAGAAGGCATTGCTTGGGCAAAACGTACCTTTGATACCTATCCCAGTGCTTATGCCAATTTAGCGGCCTCTAAATACTGTAAAGACCCTAATTACGCAAAGAAGTCGAAGAGAAAGAAGCGTGGGTGATTTAAAGAAGTGGGTTGACCAGGACTGGGTCAGGATAGACAGCTCCGGCAACATCGCCGGGAAATGCGGCACGTCTAAGGATAAAAAGAATCCTGATCGGTGCTTGCCAAGATCAAAGGCAGAAAGCCTGTCCAAGAAAGAACGTGCAGCCACTGCTCGTAAAAAGAAACGAGAGGGCAAAAAGGGTAAACAGGTTGTTTCTAACACCAAGAAAGCCAAAGTTCGCAATTTAAATATGGGTGGCGAAGTGAGTCGTGGGTGTGGGGCAATCATGCCTGACCGCAAAAAAAGAACACGGTATGCATGAATTCTTTATTGACGACGAAAAAAAGATTTACAATGAAATCAGAGAGTGGTCAAAAACACTCTTAGAAAAAAATAACCCAGAATTTAATGGGTTACCCGCTTGTCCATACGCTAAAGCGGCTTGGGCAGCGCAACGGGTTTCGGTTATTTTTAAACGCGATCCCGCGAATTATCATGACTTGTGGTCAGTCATATCTACCTGGGATGACAAGGTGGATTTGGTAATCATCGTGGACCTGGCGTTTCCCGAAAACTCGGAAGCCTTCCACGAATACCTCGATGACATCAATCAAGCCATATCTGACGGTATGTTCATAGACCGGGACATCTGGGTTATGGGATTTCACCCAGACCAGGAGCCCAATGAGCTTGTAGACGACGGCTCTTTTGAACCAGAAACCGTAGAAGAGTATGCGATGATATTCGTTCAGCGCCTTAGTAAGCTGGAGGAATCAGCGGATAAAATACGAAAATTAGGTTATTATGAGCGTTATTTTGACGCATATGACGTCGAAAACATGTACAAGGTTCGTCACGAATTTTACAGGAGATTGAAAGATGGCAATGAGCCCTAGAAAGAAAGAAGCCGGTGCTGGAGGCACTAGCCGGTCTGCGGTAAACATCGGTAATGCAGCTCCTGGCGGCAAGAAAGCTAAAAAGCCTAAAAAAATGAGGGGCGGTGGGGACGTAGGTGGACCCATGAAAATGAAAGATGGCGGTTTTCCTGATTTGAGCGGTAACGTTAGAGGAAGAAGTAAGAAATGACCGTTTCTGGTTCTAAAAACTTTGAGTTAGACGTCACCGAGTACATCGAGGAGGCGTTTGAGCGTTGTGGTCGAGAGGTTCGTACTGGATACGACATTAAGACTGCAAAACGTTCTATGAACCTGTTGTTTGCTGATTGGGCAAACAGGGGCCTTAATTCCTGGACGATAGAGCAATCTACACAAGCCCTGACGGCGGGAACTGCGAACTATACGCTGAACGCAGACACCATAGACATTTTGTCAGCAGCCGTTCGCCGCGATAACGTGGATTACAACATACAGCGGTTAAGTCGTGACGATTACCTGGGTGTGCCTAATAAAACCACGCAGGGACGTCCCTCACAGTGGTTTCTGGACCGTCTAATCAGCCCGGTGTTAAAGCTGTGGCCTGTCCCGGAGAACAGCACAGATGTGATCGTGTTTGATCGTTTGGTCCGAATGGACGACGCAGACACGGCTCAGAATACGGTGGAAATGCCGTTTAGATTTTATCCTTGTTTGGCGGCAGGGTTGGCGTACTACATAGCCATCAAGAAGGCCCCGGACAGGGTACAGTTATTGAAAGCTGTGTACGAAGAGGAGATGGAGCGGGCCATCAGTATGGACCGTGACCGGGCTTCTTTTAACATTGTGCCAAGCTTGGCGTACTCGCAGAATTTGTAATGGGTAAATTTGCTGTTGGTAAAAATGCCTATGGCATATCAGACAGGAGCGGGTTTCGCTACAAGCTGAACGAAATGAAGCGGGAGTGGAATGGTCTCCTGGTGGGCAAAGATGAGTGGGAAAAGAAACAACCTCAGTTAGAGCCCCGAAGAACCATTACAGACCCGCAGGCTTTGCGTAATCCCAGACCGGATCGCGTAGAGCCTATGAACGTTTATGTAGGCTTGCCTACCCCGGATGCCCCGAATTTACGGCCTGTAACCGGATTTGGTCAGGTTGGTAGCGTGACAGTGGTGATTTCATGAGTTTTACTTATGACGAGTTAAAAACGGCGATACAAGACTACACTCAAAATTCTGAAACCAGTTTTGTAAATAACCTGCCTGTTTTTATTCGCGTGGCTGAAGAGCGTATCTTAAAGAACGTTCAGCTTACGCTTTTTCGTAAGAATGCCACGGCGACTACCACGGCGAGTAACCAGTATTTAGCGGCTCCCAGCGATTTCCTGGCCCCGTTTTCTTTGTCGTTTACGACGGGTGGAGACAAGACGTTTTTGGACTATAAAGACGTTAATTTTGTCCAGACGTACAACCCGGACCCAACAGATACCGGTGCCCCCAAATATTATGCGTTTTTTGATGACGCCAACTTTTTGCTTGGACCCACGCCCGATGCAAATTACGACGTGGAGTTGCACTATTTTTATCGCCCAACAAGTTTGACTGCGGGGGCAGGAAGCGGCACTTCCTGGTTAAGTGAAAACGCTGAAATAACGTTGTTATACGGGTCATTGATAGAGGCGTACACCTATATGAAAGGTGAGCCGGATATGATGCAAGAATACGAAAAGCGGTTTGCCGAGGGAGTCGTAGCCATGAAGAATTTTGGTGAGGCTAAAGAAGTAACCGACGCATACCGAACAGGTTTGGTTATCAGGGATAAGACATGATTCAAGGCGTACAAACATCAGTAGACAATGGCTTTAAGGTAGAAGTTAAAACCACTAGCAATCGTGGTTGGACGCCGGAAGAACTCGCAGATCGAGCCTTAGACAAGCTGCTGCATGTTAGTAAAGACGCTGATGAGCAGGTGAGGGCACAAGCCCTTGTTTTTAAAGAGCAAATTAGACAAGTTTTGGTGTTTTACATGAAAGAGGCCATCAGATCAGATAGGACCACTATTTGTGCAGAACTCGAAAAGCAAGGCCAAAAAGAATTGGCCAACATTATCCGTAAACTATAGGAGAGGCCCCTTATGGCTATTACTCAAGCAATGTGTACGAGCTTCAAAGTGGAGCTTCTTAACGGTATACACGCATTTGGAACAACTGTTGCTCGTGGTGGCACCACTGCGGACAGCATGTACATTGCGCTGTACACCAGTTCAGCGTCTTT